AAATCGCTGTGGGTCTTGCTGCTTCAGCCATTCTTCAGGACTCATTGATTGGCCCCCACGGATTGTTTATAGGCGTTCCACTGAGCGTCTGTGAAATTCGCTGGCCGCGAATAAGTCTGATTACCGACTCTCACAGTGTCACCAGCGGGAGGAGCGGCACGAGTTTTGCCAAAACCGTACTTGTCGGCGTTCGGGTAGGCTTGAGCCTTCTTGATAATGTCGCCGTAAACATTTTCGAGCCGTTTGAGGTTCGCTAGTATCTTGGCGTCTTTTTGACCGAGATCGATCGAACCGAGAACGCTCTGTAAGAATGCCAATTCCTGCTCGGTGATGTTACCGAGAGCGCCGCCAGTTGGCGATTCCGCACGCATCTTATTCAGTTCGCTGAAACCAATGTTGGCCTTGATGGTCTTAATTTGCTCTTCGGCAGTCGCACGAGCAGAACCAGCTTTGAAGACACCACCTTTTTCGCCAACAACAGCACCGAGAGTACCCGTTACTGGATCTGCAGGCTTCTGGCCTCTAACAGCCTTACTCAGACCCTTGATCTCTTCCAGCACAATACCCGATCGAGCGATCGCGGATTCCGCTGCTGCAGCGCCTTTTTCCTCTTTCTCGGTCAACTGCAACGCAGTCTTGGAGCCGGGGATTACTTCCATGGAGACCGGACGATTTTGAGCGTCGTAGATCATTCGGTAATCCGGGGGAATAGTACCGACCTGTGGAGGCATGTTCACTGTCACACCGCCCGAGCCGACAGCGGAAATCTTGCCCGAAGTCGCGTCACGCTGGTACGTGCCCTTCGGCAATCCGAGTGCAGCGGCTTGGGAGGGCTGCAGGATCTCGAAACGCTCACCACCACCACCGAGTAGCTCCACCTTTTTGGTGTCGACATTCCGTTGGTAGGTAGCACCGGAGGGGAGACCTAGCTGTTTGGTCTGCTCAGGCGTCAGGATCTCGTACCCCTGTTTCTCGGTTGGCGTAGCCTTGGCGATCGCTTCGAACACGTCTTTCGCGCCGGGGAGGTACGCAGTACCGATATTGATCAGGTTAACCGCCTCTTTCGGATTCAATTCGGCAGTCTTTGCCCATGTTTCAAACACTTGAGCTTGGGCCTTGTCACCAGAATTTTCCGCTGCAACGGCACGTTCACGCAGTCGCTGAATTCCGACTTGAGGATCGGTTTTCAGTGCGCTGACAGTCTGTCCGATGAATCGCAACTCATTTTGTTGAGCATCTTTGCTGCGCTGCTCCCAAGCCTTTAGAATACCTTCGGCACGATCCTTGGGCGAGAGCATCACGATACGCTCGTAATCGGAGAATGTCGGATTCGCCTTGCTTCGAAGGCTTGTCAGTTCTTGATTCAGCAGTTGTTGACGCTGCATCTCCATCCGTTGTGCTTGTTCAGCCGCGTTTAGCTTCAAGCCGTACTCATATCCCTTCAGAGCGGACTGGAATGGGCTTGCGACATCTGAAGCGTAATTGACTTGTTGTACCATGTCTATTCCTTACGCCAATACTGGACCAGCTATTTGCGTTGCTGGTGCGCCGACAATCGGGGTGCCGACAGGGTTGAACGTTACTGGAGTCGGTGTCCCACCGAACAAGCCCTTACCAGCAGCAACGCCAGCAACGCCAGCGATGTCACTGATAGTACGACCGTAAATGTCGGCTTGACGCATGCCGCCAGCGGCTTGAGCGGCCCCCTGCTGGCCCATCAATTCAGCGATTCTAGCCCCGGTAGCCGAGCCTTCAGCACCAACGCCTGCAGCGGAACGCTGACCGAGCGATACCATACCACCAAGACGTTCATATTGCTCGTTGATAGCCTGACTCAGCATTTGCGGACGGAATTGGGCGAGAGCGGCTTGGACGTTACCGCCACGAAGACCACCAGTTGCGGAAGCTCGTTGAAGCATGGCCTCCTCGCCCTGACGTACGAGACCCTGAAAAAGCTCGGATCCTTCAATTCCGGAGATAGCGGCACGCTGCCGTTCAGCACCCAAAGTACCGAGAAGAGCCTGTTGACCCTCCAAAGCTGGCTGACCAGCTGCGACATATGGCTGCAAAAGCTTCTGGATCGCGTCGAATTGACGACGTTGCTCCGCGATTCCTTCTGCTGCTGAAGCGCTTTGAGCAGCAGCGGCATCTCCGGCAGCATCGGCACCCATCGCGCCGGTAACAAGTGTAGCCCCAGCTACTGCGACAAGACCCCAAGTCATTGCAGTACCTCCTGCGAATTGAACTCAAGACCGAGTGTCTCGGGGTGGATGTGCTCCGCCTCGATCACTGCGAGATCTTGAGAATCTGATTTATTAACGTGAACAGTGATGAACTGAGTGTCTTCGATAGCAAGTACGACCCGCTTAACTCCAGCAGGAGATACCGAAACATGACCAGCTTCAACGATCATTCGACCGAATTCGCTCACCACTTCAGCTTTACCCTTCAGCACCATCAAAAAGTGTGCGTGCTTATGAATTTTGCCGACCATCAACATCCCTGCTGGGACAGTCAATTCACGTAGGTACATCCCCGGTGCGAATAGATGCTTCGGCTCTGGCTGCTCCGACTGAATAGGCACCATCAACTCTTGGAGCTTCTTGATCTGCTCCATTGTCGGCGGCATTTTGTCGGTTGAGATTTGAGTACCAGTGTTCAGCACAACATTACTTTCGTCTGGTTGAGCCGCTGGCTGCTCGATAGGCTCAGCATACGAATTTTCGCACGTCGAAGACATCCTGTCAATCCCCCTCGGTCTCGAATTCCTTCTCTTCCCATGCTTGGCAGCTGCGCATGTCGTGGCAGACGAAGCGGAACTTATGGCAGAAGCCACGAAATCCGGCACCATCGTCCCATTCATTACGGGGGATTCGATCCATCTTCGCTTGAGTATGTGGCGTGTTGTCGTAGTACTCGCAATTGGAGCAGCGACGGCGACGAGCCTCTTTCTCGTCCACCTGCATCGCTTTGCCGAGCTTGGCCCAATACACGCGATTTGCCCCCGGCTCATTCGAGGGATCCTCGGGTCCGAGCATCCAATCGTCGATAACGACTTGGGTATTCTTGCGGTTTTCAGCCGGGGTGATGAACGCTGGCTGAACCATGATGATTCCGTAATCTTCCATTCCGGTCTCCTTTAAGTAATCTCGCGGCCAGAGACACGCAATGTCAATGCTGTGGCGTTACTGGCGATAGTACTGATGAAAGCGCCGACATCCAATTCTTGACCAATTAACTCCGGACACAAATAAGTTTCGCCCGGAACTACAGTTCGGTCGTCGATGATTAGGTTGCTATTACCAGCACTGCCACCAGACTGCACTAAATTCACACTGAACGTGCGGTTCACCGTGTCGGTATTAGTGACGGTAGCCTTGTCGATAAGCGCTTTAGCGGCTGTAGCCGTATATTGCGTAGTCTGGACAGCCTCCATTTGTTTAGGTGGGACGAGGGTTTTGACGGTGACAGTCATTTACTGGACTCCTTTAATGTTGTTAGACACAGTGAGAATGATGGACGGTATAGACGGGTAAAACGCAGACGCTGGAAAAGCCTCTGCTTGCACACTCACATCATTGACCGCGTACATGATCTCTACGTAATCATTGGCCTTCAGCTCGAAAAAATAACCGACAGTAACAAGTTGCTCAGCGTTGTTGCCTTGGATCTGTACTTGGCTACTGCTGTCCGGTACGTTCACACCGTTAATGCGCGGCCAGACCCAGAATATACCCGTTCCACCACTGGTCTTATCGAGTTGAATGCTGAACAAGAAATTGTAAACGCCTTCTGTATCCACGATCACACGAGATGACGGCGTGCCCAAGAACACACCATTGCTCACGTCTACCGTGTTGAACGTGACAGCATATGGCGTGTTGATGGCAGCAGGAATTTGAGTGGTCGTGTCGTAAAACTGACCATATCGAGCACGCTTGAACTCACGAGGAGGTGGCGACACCTGTAAACCTTCGACTGACGTGGCCAGTTGATCAATCAGCGCCAGCGCTTGATTGACCTTGTTCTCGACTGACGCGATGCTGACTGCAGCATCTTGAGATAACATCGCAATCTGACTTAATGCCGATGTAGCTTTTATGTCGCTTATAGAATTAGATACAGCTAATTCTTGTGCTATTGTAGCGATCTGTGCCAACGCTTCATTCGCGGTTGCTTGAGCGTTTTCCGCGAAGATCTGGATTCCTTGAGTGTCACTCGCAGGAGCTACTTCGTCGGCGATCTGAAACAGAGCTTCGAACTGCTTGATCAATTCATGGTTGCCCAAGAACGTGGCAAGCTGATCACGGGTGAGATTGAGTTTTTGTGTGGCCATGATCAGAACGCCAAAGGCTCGATCTGTGCTTCGAGTCGCACGAATGATAAATGTGCTTGGCTATCGCCGCGAAAACGCTGAATGCGCCAATTGCGCATGTGACCCTGCTGGAACCAACAAAGACGCTTATTCGTGTTTCCAGTGGTCCCAACACGAATCGGACGATCTTGGCTCCACGCCATACCATCTGTCGAATAGCTGGTCGTAACGATCGGATCCATACCGACCGCGACACGGCCAGTCAGCGACACCAATTCAAGCTGGTTGAACAGAGCACCTTTACCTTCGTTGTAGACGATCAATGTGCCGAATTCCCAGCGTACGATCTGCCCCCAATGGCTGCCGATGTCCTGAACCATGTAACCGATATTCGAAGACTGTGGGTCACCAACGAGCCATTTGCCATATGCCCACACGAAATTACGAGCGCGATACTGAGCAAAACCTACGACAGTTGTGGTAAGAGTGAACCAAACTTGCTGCTCAAGCGCTTGAGACGCCGCCGCATCATATACGACAGTACGATCAGGAAGATGAACATAAAGATGTTGATGCGCTTTATCATTTCGTGCTTCCAGTTTGACTTGAGCCAGTTGAGCTTCGGTATACGTGAGCAATAGGTCGTCGATCTCTTGAGTACTGATTTTCTGAGCGCCAGCATTCGCGCCCAAATAAATACCGGGAGACTCATTACGTCCGCTACCAAGAAATGCGACAGTCTCGACGAACACACAGCACGCAAAAGTACCGATTACACCCTTTTGGATCTGAGCACCTTCGATCCGTTGAAATGGAAAGAACGCTCCGCCGATGTTGTCGAATACTTCGATTGTGTTGCGGTTAAGTGCGTAGACCTCGTTACGAAGCTTAAGCAGCGCCACGACCGGATCTGGGTCAACTTCGGAGCTGCCGTATTTCAACGGATTGACCTGAGTCGGATCTGTCAACTCGGTAACGACCAAACTCGTGCCGTCAGTGGTCATGAAATAACCATCGACCCAGCATACGTCAAGCACGACACCGAGGTCCGGGTCTGTCACCTGAGTGAGTGCACCGTTCCAGTAATAAAGTCGACCACCAGACGCGATAGCCAGACGGTCGAAGCTGTAGTCCATGGTAACCAGCGTGTTAACTGGTCCGCCGACATCGCCGAGCACGGTAACGCTCCCATTACTAGCCACAGTTACTAGCTTCGTGCCCATAACGCGGTAGCAAACACCATTCCAGTTGATACCGCCACGATCTACTCCGGGACCAGTACCGTTGGCGACTAGACCATCAGCGGGACGCAAATAACCCTTACTGATACCACTACCCACTGGCACTGGCATCAGGTTCACCGGATAAGCAGTTCGGATGTCCGGCCCGTTATCGGTATATGTACCGTTGAGGATTGGTATTTGCATCTAGATTACCACTTTACCTTGTCGGCCCAATACGCGGCACTCATTTTGCCTTTTGCGATGTTCTTCGCGTGTCGAGCTTTGAACGACTCTCGACGGGTCTTGTCGGCCTTCGATTCACCAGCGCGTTTAGGAGAGCCTGAGACTCCTTGCTGACCGAACCGGATTGTCTTGATCTGATCCCCTTCCTTGGCCACCACAACGTGCGATTTCGTGGGGTGCGAAGGAGTGCGCTTAGGCTTATTGAACCCAGCCACTCCAGCATTGGCCAATCGGGGATCTTTTTTCATGATCAAGCAATCCGGTACCAAGAATTGGTCGACTGGACAAAACGCATACGGAAAAAATCTTCAGCAGCGAGAGTCGTGGGGTCGCCATACCCAGCGGCGGCACCATTCAAAGCCAACGTAAACGCAGTGATCTGCTGTGTTGTGGTGATCAATACTTCAGTTCCATCAGGGGTCTGGGTGTTTAACGGCAACGTGACCGTACCTGCGGCCAAAGTCCCAGCTGGCTGAAGAATCAACCACTGTTGTTGACTTACTGGAGTCTGAATAGCGATGTTAAAACCGGTGCCGGGAACCGCCAATTGAGTCGAAAGCGTGGGGGAGGCAAACGACTGTTGAAAATAAGCCAACAACTGGCTGATCGGCATACGACGGGCATCGCCGTTGTTCGGACTATAAACTGGAACTTGGTCACCAGCCGAGACTTGAGTGAGCAATGGAAGTTGGTTGATGTACGGCATAATGAATCCTTAATTGAACTGGATTGGGCCATCGGGTCCAGCATCGACCGGATCCACCTCTGGTCCCAAAAATGGGTTGTCGTACATCCTCCATGGCTTGTTACCAGCGCCGGATGGGAGAGTACCGGGAAATTGCTGTTCCATCGGCATGGCCGCACGTGAAAGCAGAGTGTTGTAAGCCGCCTTAGCGGTGATCTTGGTGTCAGCCATCGGGGTTCGACCAAAACCGGGAGCAACCTTCAACGCCAGATTGGTGATGATCGCCTCGTTCGCGGAATCTGGGACTTCAGAC